ACAGAAACGAGGAGCCATTGTGCTAGGGACGATAATCTCGTCCCCATACACGCAGATACGACTCACCTCTTCTCCATGGATGTGAGCCCACGCGAAAGCAAGAGCACTAAACAGTAGTGACTCTAGCTCGAACGTGTACCCATTGCCCATAGAGGAGTACTTCTGGTAAAATATTTTCTCACCAGAAGGAAGAACTCCGAAAGGACTGCGGCACTGCCCTAGTGCCTCCAGCCAGTCAGGACGAACAAGCAATTCAACCACGCTTCGCGAGATAGTATCGCTCGCCATGCTTAGGTCGATCGTAGCCAGAGTTCCAGCAAATGACCCCACGTGGGCCATTCGTTGGTTCCGGGTTTGATCGTCCAGGTTTATTCCGATTCCTCGGAGCTTGCGACGTATAACTGCACCGATTCCGAGCTGAACATGTATGTTCATATCAGGTTCGATGGCAATTGTACGGTCCGTCTTGTAGTTCTTCGGGACAGTGACAACGTCGTTACCGTCTACGATTTTCACGTAGCCGATACCCTCTGCCGGATCGACGGGCCCGATACTCTGGGCCCATCCCGGTGTCCACTCGATGAGAGTGTTCGCGAGGACGGCGTTACCGATTGTTGCATGCGGCGTACCGCTATATTTGTGCGCAGCATCCGACTGTTGTCGGGTCAGTCTGGTAGTAGCACCTTTGCTCCACCTAAAACCTTTCGCTGCTTCGTCCCAGTCGAACTTACCTAGGACCCTCGAGACTATTTTACGTGCGAGATTAATTTCTCGGACGTATGGCGAGTTTCGCCACTCTCTCGTGAGTCTTTGGTTCGTTGCAAAGCAGGACGCTTCCGCACGGTTAAACCGTTCCCACGTTTCAGTGACTTTCGCACTAGAAGACTTACCGTCATCAAGTTTAGAAAGCCATTCAGAAGCAAAATAAAGGAGAGCATGTTGCTCAACTTCATTTAAAACTCCTGCGTTGGGAACGAACAAACCACTCCCTCCGGCGCCACCGAACTCGCACCCCTCGCGGGGTTTGAGATCGAGTGCGCTGAAGATTCGCTCGTGGATACGAGCGAGGGGCGGAGCACAAGCAACGAGAGCAGCCCCAGAAGGGCGGCGACGGACAGTAGCCATAGGAAGATCCTCATAGCAGTGAGCCCCAACGGGGCGTTCATGAGCGAGTGAGACAACGAAACAGTAGGCACCACACTGCTCCCTACGGAGCGTCCCTCGGAATTAACCGAAGAACGGTTCCGTGTTGTACAGCGTGGGCTTGATCGTCGCGTTGCTCAGACCATTGATGACGTAAGCCACCAGGTCTTTGCGCTCCTGATCCGTCGAGTCTTGTGCGAAGTTCAGGCGAACCTGAGCAGAGCTGACACGGACTCGCGTTTGCACACCGTTCACAAGCGCCATGATCGGGATAAGGAACCCGACAATCACGCTGTGGGCACCAGTCGCCGACTTGGCCAACCGGACTTCATGATCCAGACGGGAATAACCCGCCGGGATCCCGGTCACCTTGTCGAAGAACAGGGCCTTGCCGCCGTCAACAGACTGCGGCGTAAAGGTGTGTGCAACAGGAGTTGCAGCACCATCATTGATGGTGAGCGCGGACATCGAAGGCATATGCCTTTTACCTCGGTTTATGAAACATTAGGGTTATCTGAAGGCGCCAGCTAGAAGAGCCAGGCCATTCAGCACGTGTTCCTTACTATTGAACGGATCCTTGACCCTCGGTAGGGTCGCAAATGGAACGCTCAAGGACGCAGTCCGATTCAGTTTTGTCAACCGGTAATAACTATCCCAGTTGACTATCTGATTAGTACCTGCGGGCTTCCTGCCTTCATACTTGACGCGGATCTTAGTAAGATTCGACATCGAGTATCCTTTCACTTCGACACCGGCCAGCGCGTCAAACTGGGAGAAGTAATCACCCAGTGGCCACGCCCAGTCGACAACGAAGCTAAATGGGAGTAATTCCCAC